CCCCATAGTGGGGTGCACGACGATTGAATCTAATGATTTTTGAGGAGACATCACATGAGGACTCGAACGCGTGGAGCGGAATCGGCGGTACAAGACAACATGGGTACGCACCATTGGGAGCATTATTTGTTAACTCCCAATAATATGCGTAATCATGAAATCGTGTCCCAATGGTACTTTCCCTTTTATGAGAATTGTGTGGATGAAATTCATCCAGACTATCCTAAATCGGGAGGCCCGCTATCCATACGGCGACTTCGTGTGACTCACTCCGACGGATTTGCTAAGACAGGAACTGCCAGAACTCAGCCGCAAGGCGAGGTCAATGATTATTTTATTGGCCCACGTCGTGCGTACTCGAACTATGGCGGTCCTCCACCCGAAGATGTCACAACCCACGAACTTGGGGCCGATGCCTGGAATATTTTTAAACCAGCTCAGCCCGATGTCAGTCTCGCCCAGTTTTTTGGCGAGATGACCAGTTTGAAGGATATGATCTTCAAACGACTTGATAGTTTTAGGAGCCTTGGCTCCAACTACCTTGCCGTTGAATTTGGATGGAAACCCTTTTTAAGCGACATTCGTTCCTGGTATCAGAGTCTTTTAGACTTGGACTCCAGGGTTGCCCAGCTTCGTAGAGACAACGGGCGATGGATACGCAGAGGAGGCACATTTCAGAACGATCTACCTGATCCTATTGTTACTAACCCAACAAATGGGTTTGAGTATCAAAACGGATTATCTGGCATTAATTGCCAGCAGACTGTAACATACAGTCAGCGTAGTTGGTTCAGTGGTGCTTTCCGGTATTTTATACCGGGCCTCTTAAATCAGAAATGGGGGAAATTACGAGCGGTTCGCGAACTCTGGGACTTGAAAATAGGTCCCGAACAAGTTTACGAACTAATCCCTTTCTCTTGGCTTGTAGATTGGCATTCCAACCTAGGTTCTGTAATTAGTAACTTACAGTCCTCTGTTGAAGACCATTTAGTAGCGAAATATGCCTATGTAATGCGGCATACTAGCACCAAGACGACAGTTTCGTCGTCTGCTACAGGCTTGTTTCGACAATATACCGTCGAATCAGGATGGATTAACACCGAAAGTATGGTGAAATCCACAACTACTACCGAGCACGAAACAAAAACGCGCGCGGTGGCAGACCCATTTGGTTTTAGCGTCAATCTGCCGGCCTATTCAGGCTGGCAAAAATCCATTCTCATGGCGCTTGCATTAAGTATGCAGAAGCGCTAACGGGCAATTTCGCCCATTAGATCACCAGCGTAGTACTGCTGGTGAAAATTTAAGTCAGCAATTATGCTGACTTATAACGTTAGGAGGAAGTCATGCTTAGTTCACCACAAGAAATCACTGTTAATACAGTCGCAATTGACTGTCACAAGGTATCCGACGACAAGACGTCGTCAAACTACTCTTCTGCTGATGGTACCTTAGAATTTAAGGTTTCCCACCAGATTAATACTGATCGCTCGCGAAGGATGGTACGACTTGACCAAACGGTCATCGCAGCCGATCCCCTTACTGCCGTAAATTTCAGCCAGAAGGCTGGTGTTTACCTCGTCATTGACGAGCCGCGGTTTGGGTTCGAAAACGCTGACATTGAGTACATCGTTGATGCACTCAAGCTTTGGTTGACCTCAGCAAACATTCTTGCTTTGCTGAGCTCACGCCATTAGAAAATCAATGGCGTTATTCGCACACTATGTCTTAGTGATGTGGTGGCATGACTGGACTACTCACCTTATATAAGGAGGTATGAAAAGCCATGCAAGTTCCTCATTTGTACGCTGAATTGTTTAAAGACAGCGTGTCATTATGTTCAACCGTAGCTCAAAAGCGAGACCTGCAAACAATTGAACGCAGGTTCCGCGCTGAGGGATGGTCATTTATGACCATCACCCTCCCTAACTTTCATGACGATTTGATATTGTCATTAGAGCATGGGAAGGTTACTTCTAGCCGCTTCGTTGGTTGGAAGAAACGACTGTGTCTCCCTGCATTTCTGCAGGGTTTCACTAAACTCATTTTTGAGCAAACAACAGGAGTCATTTATGATCAACCTAATCTTGAAGCTATACGCGTATTGCGTCAGCTTCTTACCTTCTACAAAAAAGTGGAAGGTGGATGCTCAGAATCGCGAAAGCGAAGAGCATTCGAGGGTTATATTGAGGAAGAACAATCTATCGAATTCGTCATACAAGATCTTACGTATGAGATTTATGATCGATTTTCTTCGTTCTCAAAAATCCTCTGGACCCAGGTCTTTAGTGGGCTGGATTGTGGCCGCAACCTTGCGGAAACTCTCCTTCCCCATCATGGCCCTGGTTCGACTGCTGAGGCGCTAACCGGAAATAAGAAGTACTTTCCGGCCAAGTACCCTTGGCTAAGATGCCTAAATGCGCACTTTTTCCCAGGCGAGGTTTTATACTCGTCTGAGGAATGTATGCACATGGCAAATGAAAACGTCGATTTAGGTGCGGCTCGTTCAAAGAACCCGGTACGCGTGATAGCTGTACCGAAGACTGCGACAAAACCGCGGATCATTGCACTTGAACCTGTCGTCATGCAGATGACTCAACAGGGTGTCAAAGATTTTCTTGTTGACACACTGGAACGCAACCGACTAACGGGTGGTCAGATAAATTTCTCTGATCAGTCTATTAATCGGAAACTAGCGTTAGAGTCTTCTCGCACTGGTGACTGGGCGACTATTGATATGAAAGCCGCCTCGGACCGAATCCACAAGGATCTGGTCTGGGATATGCTATCATGTTACCCGGAACTTAGGCAATTATGCTTCGATACAAGATCGACGCACGCCAAATTACCGGAGTTAGACGAAAATGTTCACTTGAACAAATTCGCGTCCATGGGTTCAGCTTTATGTTTCCCAATTGAGGCTATGTTCTTTTACACACTATGTGTAATGGCCTTGGTAGGTGACACGAAGCGCTTCACCTCAGCGCATGCAGTTCGAAAAGCATGCAAAGAGTGTTTTGTTTACGGGGATGATATAATTGTTCCTACGAACAAGGTTGATGCTGTATTCAAAATGTTGACCGCATTTGGCAACATTCCAAGTCCCACCAAGTCTTTCTATAGAGGGAGATTTCGTGAGAGTTGCGGTATGGACGCTTTTGATGGAAAGGAGGTAACTCCGATTTATCTTAGGCGGCAAATACCGGACAGCAAACAGGATACCAAAGCAATTATTTCGTGTGTTGAAACTGCGAACCAGCTCCATGACTGGGGCTATGTTCGCTGCGCTAAAGATCTGAAGAATCAGATCCAAGCGTTGACAGGTGTTTTACCTGTCGTTCCTCGCACTTGCGAAGGTATCGGGTGGCACTTTGGGGATCCGAGTTGTAACAACACTCGTTTCAACAAAGTATTACAGCGTGTAGAAGTTCTTACGCTGGTAGCCAAACTAAAACTATCGAAAGATAGCTGTTTTGGGTACAACGCCCTCACCAAGTGCTTGCTGAAGCTTGAACTAAATCCAACTGAGTCTCGTCGTCAAGACGGCGCAAAGTGGGATGTAGAGAACAAGCAGCTGTATGATGCAAATCATACTGCAGCAAATCACTTACGTGAAACTGGG